TCTTAGAGTAGCATATCTTTAGGATAGTTCTCCTAATATCTACCCCAGCCTTGTGAGCTGCCTTAAGTTTTTCATTACTACTATAGTAATTTTGATATACAGTTTTTCTTACACGCTTGTAAGTCTTCTTGCGTTTGTCAGTAGACAATGCCTTCTTAGAAAGCTTTGTCTTAACATCCGCAAAGAAGTTCTTCTTGCCAATGTAGGACTTGCGCTCACCATCTATGATAACATCCATTTGGTATACAAATCCTACAGCACCATCAGGAATCATGTCCTCGGTGAATTCTTTTAATTGGTAGATCCAGCTCATACTTATATACCTAAGTTACTTTCTGCAAGTTCTTTAATTGTAACATTAACATTACGATGTGTATCTCCTTCATCATAACCCTGAACATCAGCTAACACTGTAAGGATTACCTTATCAGCTTGGTCAGGTAGACAATACTTTTCAACTATCTCACGAAGACGTTCATGTCTAGTTAAAGGGCGACAAGTTTCTTCTACTTTCATTTCATATGAAATTCCCATAATTTTATTTTTTTAATGCTTCTTTTAATAAAGGAAATAAGTTTTCATGCACCCTATCTATACCATGATCTTTTACTGAGTCAGATATGTCTTTAGACATAGGTAAGATTACTTTTTCCAAACCATATAGTTTCTTGTACTTATCTGCAGATCTTATACCTGCTTCATCAAAGTCAAATAGAGTACATATGGCTTTATAACGATCTTTATACATTGCTATTGATCCACTAGGAATAATAGTATTCTCACTATCTGGAGCAACATACTCTGCATTATACCCAAACTTAGATAATGTCATGATATCTTTAAGAGAACTTGCAATAATCAGGTTTGGCTTATCAAACTTAAGTTGATCAGTCCCCTGAATATAACTTCTTACCTTAAGAAACTTATTATCTTTAGATTTAGGCTGATATATTTTATACAACTCGCCATCACTTCTAAAATACCCATAGATATAAGCATGTTTAATAGTTATATCTCTAGAGTTTTCTTTCTCCATCACATAAGACTCTAATGGTCTTACATCATAATGATTTAATATATTAGAATCAATCTTATATTGAGTCCAATATGCCGCATCAAGATTGGTCCAGCTTCTTTCTTGATAGCTAGTTACTTCATATCTACCTTCAGATTTTATATAACGCTCATCGCTATTTTCTAACATGAATGCATTATAGTCTTCAAGCATAATTGCCACAGCTTTTTCAATTGGGCAGTTATACATTAACTTCAAAAATTCTAAATGATTACCACCATTATCGGTAGAGAAATCCTTAAAGAAATACCGGTTACCTTTTACATATATACAAAAGCTAGGGTTCTTCTCACCAGGATTAAACGGCGAAGTAATTTTCACATCTTGACCAACAAGTTTAGTATCTAACTTGCAATAATGTTCAAACACCCAATAGCTTGGAATATCATTAGCACTAAGTGCTTGTAGTTTTGTACTAATCATGTTATAAGTTTTTAGAATAAAAAGGGGAGCATTACACTCCCCTTCTATTCATGTTAAAAATTAAAGTTCAAAGTCGCCAGTTGATTTTGGTGCAACTGGTGCGTCATCACCAAATGAGCTCACACTTTCTACTTTACGTTTCTTAATGTGAATTTGCTCATCATAAGGCATTACTTTGCTTTTACCTTCTTCTACTTCAATAGTCTCAAATGGAACTTGTCCACGGTTATATTTAGGTAAATAAAGATCAAAGTTGGTATAACCCTCTTTGTTGACATATTCTTTACCTGCAACACACACGCGAAGAACTCTACCAGCAAAAGGCTTATCATTGTTAAGAGCTTCAAACAAAGACTCAATTGTCTCATGCTTGTTATCTTGATCAGCAAACCAGCCTAAGCTATGAGTTTCTTTACAAAATGTTTGCAAGAAGCGTAGCAATTCTTTATCACGGCTAATTTGAACACCAGTCTTGGTAACACCATCAGCATAAGGATACTCGGTAGCACGAATGCGACCTACTTGACCTTTGTGACGTCCCAAAGACTCGTCATCCTTGTTAATCCAAAATCCCTCAAAGCCTTCGCCCATATCTGGACCTTCAACATTAAGGATGATATCATAACCACCTTCTTTAAAGCGAGCTGGTTCTAGCTTAATATTCAACACTGTGCACTCATTGTTACCTGGTTGAATTACTTTAGGCACACTGGTTCCACCAGTAGTACCGATTACATCTTTTGTACTTATCATTTTACTTAGGGTTAATCAATATAAATTTTACTCCAATCTACGTTTATCTTATTGTCTTCTGTTAATTCAGATACAATAAACTCTTCATTTCTTAAGTGCTCTGGTCTTGCACCACAAGCAATCTCATCTGAAGTTTTAAAGCTTAAGATGTTAGTTTTGCCTTTGCGATATAAGTAACCAATTGCATCTGAATTTGAGCAAGAGATTCTCTTTAATTTACCGGTTAAGTCCAAGTCTAAAGAGTTAAACTCGTTACCGTTTTTCTCAAGCATAGTATCCTTTACGTGTCCTACTAATATAGTTCTAGGAGCCCAGGTTTTGATATAATCAACTACCTTCGTAAAAGCTTCTCTGAGATAAGGATATCCAGCACCATTAGGTAGGCTAAGAATACTTCCGTATTGTGTTTTACCAGAACTAAACCAGTTCTTTCCCATAGGTGTTCTAGAATAAAGTTCCTCGGCATAAGGAATACACATCTCCTCAAGTGCAGTAATTGTATCTACTGCAACATATTTATAGGGATTGCCAGCATCTTTAATTGCTTTACCAATGTGCTTAATTTCTTCAACAGAACTTGCCTTAATCTTTATAGCGTCAATATAATCAGCGCCATTTTCTAAATCAAGAATGAGACAGTTCTCTAAGTTGGCAAACAAGGTTGTTTTACCAGTCTTAGGCTTTGAGAAAATAATAAGATTGCTAGGACTATGTGATTCAGCCTTAACTTTTTCTAGAGGCAATTTAATTTCCATATTATTTTACTAATTCATTTAACCATTTCTTTGTACTAACAGGTTTCTTCAACAATATTGCAGCTAAATCGCGTATGGTTAGCTGATCAATAGGTGCATCACTATTAGGATCTAAGATTTCATCAAAGTCCATAGTTAGTGGTGCAGCTGGTGTACCTTTAGTTGCAATGGTTTTCTTTTCTACTTTTCCAGGTATGTTAACCTTTACTAACTCAGAAGCTGGAATAAGATATCTTACTTGACCATTAGCCATAGGCTCGGTGGTATCATATTCTTCCAACCAATGTGGGTTATAACGCCACATATATAAGGTGCGATTAATATCTTCAGGATCTTTAGATTGGCTAACAGCTTCGGTATAAACATCTTGTTCTTTACGTAGCTCACCAACAAACATACTAAAGTGCATTTCATCTTTACCTTGTGGGCGATAGATTAACTTAGGAATGTAAAGTGCATCAGGAATGCCTAAAGCTTCAAATGTACTTTCATGGTACTTTCTAAGTTCCGTGATTTTGTCTTTTGGATTTTCTGCTTTTGTTGCTGTACTTATTGACATAACTTATTAAAATTTAATTTTTCTTTCTTGTTGTGGCGGCGTAGCCATTTCAACAATTCTCATCTTCTCAAACTCAGCCTTAAAGAAACTCATTCTAGCATCACCATTACGGCATTTGATAAAATGCATTACAAGAACCTTATCATCCTCGATAATATATCTATCGGGTCCGTATAAGCGTATCTTTTGTTTCCCAGGCCTATTAATGCCCACTAAAGTATCAGCATGTTGTAATAAAGCGTCAGCTCCAAATAGATCAGACTCTAATATGAAATTACCATATTTACCGTCCTCACTACGCTCAGGATTATCAATATTCCTATTAAGCTGACTTAAGATGATAAATGCTATTGGATACTTACGTTTAAGTTCCGTTAGCGCCTCACCTAAATTATACAACGTGTCATACTTGTCCTTCTCGAAGGGTGCCTTCTTCAATAAGAGCGAGTGGTCTAGTGTTACAATTGTTTTCATAAAGACTTTTTCCCCATCTTCATCAGATTCAGCATAGTACTCCATGTAGTCCTTAATGATTTCTTTAAACTCATTAACTGTACAAGGGTCCTCTACGATATCTATAGGGTACTGGACTCTTTCTTTAGCATAATTATAACACACTTGTAGATCTTCATCGGTAATTGTCCCTGCAGCACTGCATAAGTACTTATAGGGTTTACCAAGTACACTGGAGTATTCACGGATAGCTGAAGTACGAGCTATCATTTCAAACTGAAATTCCAGTACTCTAAAGTTTTCACCTTTGTTCAAGATAAAAGCTTCACGTACTATTTGATCTTTGATTAGAGTTTTCCCACTTGCTGGTCTTCCGCCAATAACCGTCATTGAGTTCCATTCTAATCCGCTAGTTGTAGCATCATTAAACTTATCCCAGGGTGTCTTTAGACTTTTAATTTGTCCTTGTTGACGCCCTTTCATGTACTTCAAAGAGTCAAGAAATCCTTCGCGCTGGCTTTGCCAGGACGTATTTTTTTTCTTTGTTGTCATATCTTAAGGATAAAAAACCCCGTGCTTAGTCGGCACGAGGTAGTTGTAATTTTTGCATTACGAATGTATAAAAATAATTTAGTAAAAGCAAAATAATTTCAATACAAAAATATTGGCCTAAGCTAATATCAATAATAAACTTATTGGTAATGAACCAAGTAAGTATGGAAAAAAAGATACTAACACTCATTGCTAACATCCCTTCCTTAGTAAATAGTCTCCTAATCATACTACGTTATCACTAAAATGTGGTGCGTCATCTTCATCTTCACCGTTAATAATTATCTCACAGTAGTTAGCAAGCTCTGAGTCCCAAGACTTATCAGTATTTTGCTTACGTATAAAGTACTGCGAGTTTTTCATGTACATATAGTTAGTCTTTTCATAAGTCTCTATATAGTACAATGTTGCACGTAGAATTGTATCCCAATCATACGTATAATTTTTAAAGAACCATGTAAAAGCGTCTTCAATATTCTTTTTGTTAACACGAGCTGCTTTACCACTAGGTAGTTTACCTTTGGGAAAAATCAAAATGTATTTTTCAATATTGTCGCTAGCATCTATAGGTAAAGCATTTTTAACATTAGAGTTAAATCTTACAACTTCTAAACCTTTAGAAGTTAATTTACCTTCACTATCTATAAATTGTTTTTGAATCATAGCTCGCATTTCTAATGGTACTTTTATATTTTGTGGTGATGTTCCATTATATATAGACCATAATAGATAATAAGCATTAGGAGATATCCCAATAGTTATAAGATGGTTAAATAGTTCTTTCATCTTCTAATTCTTGTAGCTTCAAATTTACAAAGGTTTCTTTTCTAGAGTTAAGAGTTTCCATAATTTTATTCCATACGGATAGTATAACCCTATCTCCCATCTCTATAGCATTAGTTACAACCGATCCCGCGTGTATCATATTAGAATGGTGAGATACTTTAGCACCATGTCTATTGTTTAATACTCTTACCATATGCGAATAGCTAAGACCTAACTCTACACCAATAGTATAGGTAACTTGTCTAATAGCCACAGCTCTTTCACCACGGTATCTAATGTTCTTGCTGAATGCTGCATCAACAGGGAATAATTCTTCCACTATATCTACTAACTCATTAAAATCTGTGATGCCAATAACTAGTTTATTAAAGGTCAAGTCAGTCTTATTATAATTACTAATGTGTTTAATAGCATTATTAAAAAACTTATTAACAGCACTATTAAGTTCATGGTTTAATCTTAATAGATCTTCATTGATGCCAACTCTTAGGTCAGCTATCTCTTGTTTGGGACTCTTCCTCTTTTTCATATTTTCTATA